AGACCTGCAAATTATACATTCGTATATTTTTAGCATGAACTTACTGGAATCATTTGTTTTTGCTAATTCCTCGTATGTCATGTCTTGCAACACTCTCATTTCTATGAAGTCTGTATCTAAGAACCAAAGCTGTTTAGCTCCCGATGTATTGGACAAATACATTGATGGAATTACCGGAACTGCACCGACCATTGTCTGAATGGTTATTGCTGAAGGTATTCCGAAAACTATCTCGGTTGTCTGAGGTGGTGTCCTAAATGTATCTATCATTATTGTTCTTAGGTCTGTCATTACAGAACTAGATCCGACTCCTAAATTTGGTCTTCCGCCATCGTCAAAAGCATACTGAATTGCTGTCTCAACATTTTTCCATGTAAGAGCTGCATTATCAGCATCTAACTGATTTGTCGTTGATTGAAGTGCTATAAGTCCGTCATACTGGGTTGCGTCTGTTGTTGTGTTTCCATTCCAGATAAGATTTTCTTCTAGTTCCTTCATTGCTCTTGCTTTCATTAAGACTTCAAGCTGTTTCGCATTTGGTGCTGACTGAGAACTAAATGGAGATGACATTGTATTGCCTGCTCCCGATGGAAGAAATGCTTCCATCAAATAACTTGGCATTGCCGCCTGCATTGGACCTAAAACTCTACCAACAGAATATAAGAACTTTATTGAACTTGATTGTCTGTCGTATGTATCGTTTGTCTCAGTTAGTGGTGCGTCTGCGTTTGCTGTGATTGCTCCGCCTTTCGCTGTGATAACGTTGTAGTCTGCTGTCATTCCTAGATTTGTTATTCTTGGAATTAACTCGACCATTGGAGTATATTTTCTTGATTGATCTACTATTCTTGGATCTACGAATACCGGAACGAGTGCAAATCCTGCTGTTCCTCCTCCGCCTGTCGTTGGACCTAAAGCTTTCTGTTGAACTCTATTAAATCCTTCAACAAGTTTTTCATTGAGAAATCCTCTTATGTCTGTTGATTTTCCGTCAATTCCGTTCCAAAGATCTACATATCTTGTTCCGCTCGTCATCGGACCAAAACTGTGTTCATAACATGAGCTTTGAGTAAATCCTTTTGCTGATAGTCTGATTAATTCATTATCCATGCTTCCAGTTTGGACAATTTGTCCCTGTTCGCTTTTCATTTCCATTTATATCACCTTATATAAGATTTAGTGCCGAACCCTGGGCTTTCACTTCTGGCTGTTTATCGGATTTCTGTTCTGGTCCGAACCCTGAAGCTACTTTTAACTTTCCAAGTGTTTCGTTAAGAGATTTGATTTCTTTCGCATTACCCTCTACAAGACTCTTGAGCTCACCAAATGCTTTTGCATCAATGAGACTTTTCTCTTCTGTTCCTACTGGTTTCTCTGGTGGTTTCTGCTCAGATTCGGCTGGTTTCTCATCATGAGCTTTGACTACCGGAGTGTCCTTTGGAACATCTGTTGTCTTTTCGTCTGTCATTTTATCAGCCTCTTTTTTAGATTTGCCGGATAAGACCGGCTCATCAGCATTAACTTTGGATTCGAGTTTTGTTACTCTCTCTTCTAATGATTTCTTTTCTTTTCTTGAAAACTCCTCATCATTATCAAGTTCGTCATCGGGTTTTGCGTGTCTCTTCTTTCTGTCTTCGTCTGTTCTTGGTGTTCCCGTTTCTTTTGGGTCAGCGTTTCCGTTTGCTCGACCTGTGCCTCTTTTAGGTAAACCTTTATTTTCCATATCCTCACGCTCCTTTAACCAGTCTAGAGACTTGGCCATTACGCTTGTCATACTTGCTCCGGGATTAATTGGATTACCTGTTAGAGCTACGTTAATCATATTTACTTTATCGAGTAGTCTTGCTTGTGATTCTCCTACAGTTTTCATGGCTGTTCTAATAGGAACGTAAGCAATAGAAAATGAATCATAATAACCTGATTTTGTACTTGACCATACCTCATCAAATGACATTGTAACGTCTCCTTTAGAGTCGAATTTCTTCCAGTTAGGGTTAAGCTCGAATTTAACTTTATTGCCTTTCTGGTCTTTGTCTTCGGAGATTGCTTTGCCTAAAGGTATTCTAGTCAGGTTGATATTTTGAATATCAGACTTCTCTTCTCTGAGTGTTTCATGATCTAAGTCTAGTTTTATTGTTCGGGCTTTGAATTGAGAACTAATATCATTCATACAGTTGTCCGTGACTATATCGTTTACTAAATCTAAATCACCAGAATCAATATGTCCCTCTATAAAATAATGTTTAGTACCGTTTACATCTTCTGACTTTGCTTCAAGTCCAGTAGTATAGAATACAAAACTTTCATTTTTGACGGGGTCAAATTTAGTCATATATAGATTTAAGATGAGTTTTGTTTATAAATATTATATTGTTCAGAGAATGTATTAAACTGGTTCAATCATGAGCGAGTCCCTTTCTCCGACATGGAAAGGACCGCATGGTTGGTCTATAACTTTGGTTCTGTTCTTACTGGTTTTGACCGTTGCCTTGAAGTTATCCTCTATAGGTATTGCTTGCTCAGGTGATCCATATTTCTTGTGAAGCTCTTTTGTTACTTCACTTGTTCTATTATCTAGTTTCCACATTAACCATTTCTTAGCTTTTATCCCGGATTGTTTCCACGCATCAAGTTCTCCGAAATGTCGGGCTCTCATTGTTTCAGTTCTTGCAATCATCTCAGAACGGTTTGAACTGGTCTTGAATACGTTAGTTACCCGGTTCTTTAGTTTAGCTGCACCCTCGCCGTTCATGATTCCCTCTTTGAACTCACGTCTTAAGTCGTTAGCAACCTCATCTGTCATGTCTTTTATGTTATCAAACGTATACTCAGCAATAAAGTCCATTTGGTCTTTATCAGGCACGAACATAAACATATCATTAATATCATGTATCTTTTCGCTTGCTTCCTTACCAGATGATATGAACTCGTTTTTAATAAGTGTGTTAACCACTCCTTTGATTCCTTCAACTGTTAAGATTGATTTCAAAAATGTTATTATACTCTCTAAGCTCTTTATTTCTATTTTGTCAAAGTCCAATGTATCTAGAGTAGATTTTATTTGATTTATTATTTTAGGGCTCATTTCTTTGTCAATTAATACTTTTAGTGTGTGTTCGTTGTCACTAAGTAAATTATCAAGAACTAGTTTTAACTCTGAACCTATAGCTTTTACTTCATTCGACTTTTTTTTTACTTTATCTCTGGTCTCGGTCTCGACCTTCTTTTTAGTCTTATCTGGTTGATTTGTTTGTTTCTCCTTGCCGGTGTTCTCATCAGTATTGTTAGCGTTATCGCTTCTGTCTTGGTAGTTATTCATATTAAAAGATGTCTCTGGAGTATTCCATTGGTTAGGTGCTTGGTCTCCCCAATCTACAGGTTCAAGACCCTCTTCAGTCCTTACTTCATTGATTGTTTTTATACCGCTCTCGGTCTGGAGTTTATATAACTCATATTTGTTACGTTCTTCGTCAATATCAAAGGTCATGTACTTAAAAATATATTTATTTGTATCGAGTCCCATAAGGGTATCAGTATAACCGAACTCTGTTAAGATTTCTTTATTAATATGGTCTTCGAGCATTCTAAGTTTAGGATTGATTGCTTTCTTTCTGAATACTTTAGATTGAACTATCTGATTTGACACTCCGGCAGCATCTTCCGAGTAACCTAGTTCTGTGGCTGTTACCCCGAATGATGCCCATACCATTTTAGAGTACCACTTTTGTTTTTCAATTAACTCGATTTCCTGTGAAGTAAATTCTATTCTAGTAAATTTGGGATCATAATTAACTATTGGAACTTGATGTATTGCTTTCTTCATGTGTCCAAAGTCATCTTTTTTATATTGAGCGTCATGCCATTGTTCTGTGAATGTTTTAATCTCGTCAGCATCACTTCCATCTAGACCAACTATCCCTTTAGGTATGTTGTTATCGTTGAAGTATTCCAGATCGGACTCTATATGATAGAGAAGCATTTGTAGACTCTTAGCGAGAACTTGAACAGGAGAGTACCCATAAATATCATCTGATCTTATCATGTCTTGAAACCAAATAA